CAAATGGAGCTAAAAAACCCTAAAAAAGGAGTTCCATCATTGGGGAGAATGAATAGGCATGGCCAGAGTTTTTAATGTCCAGTTTGATAGACATAAAAGGGTATGAGACTAAAGGTATTAAAATCGACCCTAACAGTACAGAGGGAGAGGTTATCGAGCTCCACGGGTTACTCGTTGTCTTACCAAAAAAACCAAAGCGATCTAAAATTCTCTTCCATGACCTCCCAAAGGCAATGCAAATGTGGAAGCGCACAGCTATGCCCGAAGAGCTGCTTAGGATTCGCAGTATGGATGAGTGGCTCGAAAAACCTGCCGAGTTTCGAAAAAAGTTTCATTCTTACATCGAGCAAGAGTTTCAGCGTCGGCGCGACGGTGTATGGTTTTACAATAATGGGGAACCTACGTATATTACAGGGAGGCACTATATGTTTCTTCAATGGTCTAAAATTGATGTCGGATATCCATCATACCTTAATTTCCAAAAAGAAATCTTTCTTCACATGGCTGCGTGCGAGGCTGATCCTCGTTGTTTCGGTCAGTTATATACTAAGTGTCGTCGTTCTGGCTACACTAATATATGTTCTGCTGTGCTTGTGGATGAAGCTAGTCAAGTTAAAGAAAAGCTGCTGGGCATTCAATCAAAAACTGGTAAAGATGCTCAGGAAAACATCTTCATGAAGAAGGTGGTTTTTATTTTTAGGGGTTACCCCTTTTTTTTCAAACCTATTCAGGACGGTACTACGAATCCCCGCATGGAGTTAGCTTTTCGTGAGCCTTCAAAGCGAATCACGAAAAACAACAAAACGTCATTTAAAGGAGATGCTCTGAACACTGTTATCAACTGGAAGAACACCACTAACAATGCGTATGACGGTGAAAAGCTACATATACTGTACCTCGACGAGGCTGGAAAATGGGAAAAGCCCACAGATATCCGTGAAGCCTGGCGCGTTGAACGTACATGCTTGATCGTCGGTAAGCGCATAGTAGGAAAAGCTTTAGTTGGCAGTACGGTAAACCCTATGAACAAGGGCGGAGAGGAGTACAAAGGTTTGTGGTACGATTCTGATCCTAACGACAGAAACAACAACGATAGAACAAGGTCTGGATTGTATCGCATATTCATTCCTGCATACGAAGCGCTAGAAGGGTTTTTTGATCAGCATGGAAACCCCGTTGTTGAGGACCCCGCCCAAACCGTACACATACATGGTGTCATAAAAGGCATCGACGGAGAAGATATTGACTATGGAAGTAAGTCTTACCTTAAGAATGAGCGAAAATCCTTTAAAGACAACCCGTCTGAGCTAAACGAGGTGACCCGTCAGTTTCCGTTTACTGAAGACGAAGCATTTAGAGATAGCATTGAAGGCAGTCTGTTTAACATTGGCAAGATCTACCAACAGATTGAATACAACGAAGAACTATACCCTAACCCCGTGGTGGTGGGCAATTTTACATGGAAGGAAAAGGACAAAGAAGTTGTATTCTCTCCAACCCCTAACGGTAGGTTTAGAGTTAGCTGGATGCCAGACCCCAGCGAAAGAAACGTGGTCCGCCAAGAGCGAGGCAAAAAGGTTCCCCCATTTACCAACTACGGATGTGGAGGGGTCGACTCTTACGACTTGGATGCCACGGTAGACGGCAGAGGATCGAAAGGGGCGCTACACATGTATAATAAGTTTAGCCTGAATCGTCCTTCAAAAATGTTCGTAGTAGAGTATGCTTCGCGGCCAGACCTAGCAAGCATATTCTATGAGGATGTATTGATGTGTGCTTTTTTTTACGGCTACCCATTACTTATAGAAAACAATAAGTACGGTATCGCAAGATACTTTGAATCAAGAGGTTATGACGGCTACTTAATGGATCGCCCAAAGCACTTAATGAGCTCGTCATCTCACGTCAACGTAAAGACAAAGGGTATTCCTTCAAACTCTCAAGATGTTATACAGTCTCACGCTCAGGCTATCGAGAAGTACATTCATGAAAGCGTTGGAGTCAATCACGAGACAGGGGAGACGGGGAACATGTACTTTAATAAAACCCTTGAGGACTGGATAGGCTTCAAGATCGACAAAAGAACTAAGTTTGACCTGACGATAAGCTCAGGATTGGCTTTGCTTGCGGCTCAAAAAACAAAAGAAAAGCCTAGAGTTGATTTCAACGAAAAGGTGTTTTTTAGAAAATATAAGGTCTAGGATGTATTTGCTATATTTGCAGAATATGCGTAGAGCGACCATAAAACATGCACAACACCAACAACAAACGTAAAAGCTCTTTTCCAGACCCTTTGGCCACCACCGATGTAAAACAATCAAAGGCATATGGGTTGGAGTACGCTAAGGCAATCGAATCCCAGTGGGGTAAAATTACTCAGGCTACTTCGCTTTACGGAAAGAGAAATAAAATCTTTGAAAGAAACAGAGATTATGCTAATGGTACGCAGGAAACAAGTATTTACAAGAAGCTTTTAGGGTCCCTAAACCCAAACGACGGCGACGGAACTTTGTTGAACCTGGACTATACTCCAGTTCCCATTCTTCCTAAGTTTGTTAGAATAGTGGCGAATAAAATACTATCTAGGGAGCCATACCCGAATCTAGAGGCCGTAGACCCTTTATCCTCTTCAGAAAAGAACAACAAGAAGCGCAGAATTGAGCTTCAAATTGAGGCAAAAAAAACACTCCAAGAGTTAAAGAAAAGCACTGGGGTTGTAATTGACGAAGACCCTGATAATCTTCCAGATTCTCTTGAGGAGGCGGAAATTCTAATAGGTACCAACATTAAAACCGACGCTGAGATTGCCGCTCAGATAGGCACCAACATGACGCTTTCCTGGAACAGCTTTAATGATAATGTGTTTAGGCGATGTGTGCACGATTTGGTCTCTCTAGGTATAGCTGTAGCAAAACGATCAAACGACCCCAATGAGGGTATTAAAACAGAATACATTGATCCCTGTAGGTTTATCCATAGTTACACGGAGGATCCAGGTCTTAACGATCTTACTTATGCTGGGCATATAAAAACCATAACAATAGAAGAACTTAAAAGGATTGCTGGCCATGAGCTTTCGGAAGAGGATTTTGAAAAAATTGCGAAAGCCGTAAAAAACAGAGACGGAAACGATTCTGGCTCGTTCAACAGCCACTCTTATAATAAACGGATGATGCGTCAAGAATACGGGTACGACGAGTACATGGTTGACGTGCTGGATTTTGAGTTTCTTTCGGTTGATTGCATATATTTCGAAGAAAAGCAAAACAAATACGGGAAAACAAACTTCTTTATGAAGGGCTTTTTAATGGACAACGTTAAAGGAAACGTGTTTAATGAAGAGGCCAGCATGATGGATGTTACAACCGTTTATAAAGGTAGTTACGTTCTCGATAGCGGTTGTGACATTTTGTTTAACTACGGTATGTGCACAAACATACCTAAAAACATTCACGATCTTTCAAAAGCTCGGATGTCTTACTCTCCTGTGGCAACCAACATTCGCGGAATGATACCGAAGTCAATGGTAGATAGCTGCACTGGGTTTGCCGACATGCTTCAGCTTACCCACTTAAAGATCCAGCAGTCTATAGCAAAAGCCAAGCCTGACGGTTTAATTATTGATATTGAGGGTTTGGAGAATGTGCAACTCGGAAAGGGCGGAGAGCTTCAACCTTTGGACCTGCATGATATTTATGAGCAAACGGGCGTCTTTTATTATAGAAGTAAAAACCCAGAAGGAGGATTTCAGAACCCTCCCGTGCGAGAGATAGGAAATAGCATCCGAAATATTAACGAGCTAATTGGTCTTTACAATCATTACCTCCGTATGATCCGTGATACAACGGGTATTAACGAGATGATGGACGCATCAACGCCAAAAGGCGACACACTTGTTGGCGTCCAGCAGAACGCTATTGCCGCTGGCAACAACGCTATATATGATATAACCAATGCCTCTATGATTATATTCAAAAAGGTTTGCGAGGATATCGTAAAGTGTATTCAAATCTTACCCATGGAGTCTGTTCTTTTTCAAGTTTATGAAAACGCTATCGGAAAAGAAAATATGGCGGTGCTTTCCTCTTTTAGAGACTTGCCTATGTATAATTTTGGCGTTCAGGTTGTTAAAGAAATGGAGGATAAGGATAGGTCATACCTAGAGCAAAACATACAAATGTCCCTTCAGCAGAAAGAAATAGATATTGAAGACGCTATTGCTATTAGGGGGATGAAGGACATTAACCAGGCCGAGCGCCTGCTTATTCTTCGAAGGAATAAAAGATTGAAGAAGATGCAAGAGTCTGCCGCTCAAAACTCTCAACTTCAAAAACAGCAAGCTCAAGAGGCCGCTCAGTTTGCCTCTCAGGTAAAGATTCAGGAAATGCAGATGGAGTCGGAGATGGAATTAAAAAAGATGCAACTTAAGAGCCAGATGGAGGCTCAGCTAGAGCAAGTAAGGCATCAATTTAGAAAAGAAATTGAACTGATTAAGGCGCAGGCTACGCTTGGCTTTAAAACAGAGGATCAAGAATTTAAGGAAAAACTTGAAGTCCTTAAAGAGAACAGGAAAGACGAAAGGGTGGAAAAACAAGCTTCTGAGCAAAGCAAACTGCTTTCTCAGCGCCAAGGCAAGCGAGGTGAGCTAGCCGATCCTGGTGACAGCGTAGACAATATTGTAAACTCATTACTGGATTAAAATGGCAACAAAAGCTAATTTAGATGTAGCTGAAAAGCTAGATATTACTTGCAGAAAAGGCGATACGTTTGAGCTTTCTTTAAATTTCAAAGATAGCGCTGGAAGCAACATCGCCCTGTTGACTGATCAGTATGATTTCTTTATGCAGGTTCGATCCCCTAAAAAAACAGCAAACACAAGGGGGGCACTCATAGCTGGGACTCTCTCGAAAGGAGATCAAGCAAAAGGTACCGACAATTCTGGCAACGTAGGCTTTGTTTTTGAAGATATTGACAATAGCGGGAACGTAACCGTAAGGGCTACAGCTGATACTATGGCTAATTTCCCATCTGGAAGATACACTTACGACTTACAGTATACCGTAAACAATAAGACCACTACGGTCCTCAAGGGCAGCTTTACTGTAAACGATGATATCACTGCGTAATGGCAAAGCTCACGGTCAGCTTAGAAAGAGGCGAGCGTGGCGCCACTGGACCGCAGGGACCCCAAGGTGACAAGGGAGATACTGGGAATACAGGCGCTACAGGCCCGCAGGGCACTCAGGGGGTCCAAGGTATCCAAGGCCCAGCTGGAGATATCTCGACCTCTAATACAGACAACCTCACAGAGGGCTCGTCAAATCTGTACTACACAGACTCCAGGGTAGAGAACCATTCAGCGGTAGCGGCTAACACAGCGAAGGTTGGTATTACCGCGCAACAAGCCTCAGATATTACATCGAACAATGCTAAAATTAGTTATACCGATGCCAGCGCGGTTGCAGCCAACACAGCCAAAGAGGGGTACACAAACGCTAAGGCTGACGCTCGAATAGCAGCGGCCAGTATAGATGATCTGTCTGATGTAGACACCAGCACTGCTGCTCCTACTGATGGCCAGGCTTTGGTATGGAACAACGCTGACAGCGAGTGGGAGCCAGGAGATGTAGGGATTGATGGTATTTCATCTTCTTATGTAGATACCGAAGACCCAAGGAATTGGTTGGCAAGAAGCGAGCAGATTATTGGTGTAGGGTCTTTTGGCACAAGCGGTGTTGAGATTGCGTTTGGTGAAGGACACCCAAGAGATTTGTTTTTTAAGCCAGATGGGACCAGGCTGTTTATGGTTGGTAATGGCCGCGACGACATTCAGTCTGTAGATTTACCTACAGCCTGGGATTTAAGCTCTATTGCATCTACGGCAACAGTGACCAGTGTAGACCTTGCTGGATCTGCGGCTATTGGTGGCGCAGGGTTTGAAGGGGCATTGTACGGTATGCACGTTGCTAATGATCCTAACGACACGGCTACCTATGGAAAGAAGTTCTTTGTATCTGGTGATTCTAGAGATGAGGTTCAGGAATATACCTGCACCACGGCTTGGGATCTGTCTACTATGTCCGCTGACGCAACCGCTTATCTAAGGTTGTCGTCTACCCCTCACGGGAACAGCGTGTATTCGGTTACGTTTAATCCTGACGGCACTATTATGTATGTCGGAAGAGCTGGCAACCCTAACACGTTTTCACATTTTGACTTATCTA